CGCTTCATCACTTACTGCCTCTTCATCAGCGACACGCACTACAAATAATTCATTGGCTACTAGCAAATATTGCTGAGCGGCGTAAATCAAAAACGGATCACCTTCTTGTGGGTGAGGAAATCCAAATGTTGTATTTAATTGTCTCGTGGTCTGGATCAAGGTCGGAATATTAACAGGACCTTTGCTCGCAAACCCAACAAGACCTGCCCTATGCAAAGATCTATCTGACTGTACAAAACTCAGATCGTTCTCCGCAATTCTGATGCTTGGGCTAATTGTGTTCGATGGAGGAAAGCCTCTTAGAATTGCCATAATTATTTTCTCCCTTGGTCGTTTATTTTATAATTGTCTGGGACTCGCTTAGTCGTAATGAATCCATTTTTCTCCGCACGGTCTACCCATTCAGTGTGTAGTTCGTCCGCTAGATAGTATATATGTTTGCCTTTGCCAATTCCTGGTATAATTTTAGTAGTAAAAGCTTTACTCCCGCTACCTTTGACTGGCGTTCTTGATCTTATTACTATTTGAACAGGTCCACGAGTTTTATTTTTAACTTCAATCATTCATTTTCCTTAAAAACAGATGTTTCTATACTTTCAATAATTTCTGCAACTTGTTCTTTTGTAACTATTGGCGAAACGTCTGTTCTGATTCCCAAAACCGCTTTGTTTCTTTCGATTGGTAATGGCAACCATGTTTTCGCCGTAAGGTTCCACTGGTATTTTAGTACGCGATCTGCTTGATCTCCCGGCTCTGAATCCATGTTACTTCCAGACCCCTCAAGCTTAACCACAGTTTCCCATTGAACGCCTTTAACACTTATATACCCTAAAGGCACTGTTTTTGGCAAAACTTGCTCGATAATCTGTAGCATGTCTTCTTCATAAAGCGTCCAAGCGTAAAGGGTGTAGCTTATGTTGATTGGCAGTCCAGCAGAAACTCCAAAAACAGTATCTCGGTCAAATTTCTCGCTTTGAGTAAATCCAGGCTTCCCATCAGGTCTTTTATCTCTGAAATAATCTTTTGCTTTCCAGTAAATAAATCTTTCCTGGTCAAACTCAACATCATCTCCATGAATCGCCAACATAGGAAGTCTTAGGCGGTCTAAAGCCAAACTTCCATCATTTTTGTCAGTTCCATCAAGAATTAAAGCAACCGCTCTTTCTTGTCTTCCCCAAACAATTGGAACTGCATGAGCTTTTCCTAAATCATCTAAAACAACAACATCTCTGAACATGTCAGTCATTGCTTCGTGCGTCCCTCTGATTGCGCGAGTGTAACGATATACGTGAGATCTGCTGGTTCCTTGGTTTACGATATGACCCTTTTGCATTGGATCACTTGTTTTACTTTTTCCAAATCCTGTCTTTTGAATTTGAGGAATATCTTGTAGCCAACTTAAATCTGGTTGAGTAGCTACTCTATTGAGAGAGTCATTGAACTTTCCTCCGCATAAAGGATCACCAGAAGGTTCGCAATATGTTGGAACTCCATCTTTGTTTAAGCTTTCAACGGATGCTGACGGCGGGGAGCAGCCACTTAAAGACTTTGAATTGTGTGCGGAGTTTTTAGTAGGTTCCATATCTTTATTTATTCCTTAATATATATATTTGCATAATGAAACACTTTAAGATCTCTAAGAAAAAAAAATCACGTCCTTTATTCATGAAAGAATTCGAAGTCATAAGTGCATTGCCAAAGCCAAAAATACCATTAAAAGTATTTTTTAATATTACGCCCATAAAAGGATGGGGTGAATGGTCTTGGAAAGAAGATGGAACTCCAATTATCCAATATCATCAATTTTGAAGTCCGGTTCCCTAGAAGAAACTTGTCCTTCCCCAGTTGTTGTACTTTCTTGGAACTTAGAACAAAACACTTTTAATCTAATTGATCCCCACATAGCATGTTCAGCCGATGACAACTGTACTATTTTCCAATTTTCTCTTTTATGAGGTGTATAAAGTCTTGATCCAACCTTTGGTGGATGCCCTATCGCATCAACCACAGCCTTGTAGTTGAACTCAAGAACAATATCTTCCATTCCTTCTATTCCAAACATATTTTGATAATGCTGGGAGTCTTGAACATCATAGAATCCAAAAAGTTGAATTGGATTGTTTGAAAATATTTTTCCTCTATCTTCTCTGAGAATTGGATCTAAAGTCTGCGTCTGAATAAACATCTCATAATAAAAAATTGGAGAACCTCCAATTTCAATAGCTTCTTGATCCCAAAGATTAAACAGACAGTGATCAGGAGATTCAGGATCAAACTGTTGTAAGCTCCCTGACACATTGTATTCAGAACCGTCTGGATTTCTTAACATATATTACGCCAAATTTATTATAGGTGTTATTTCAATATCTCCGCCACCGCCTGGAACAGATACCGATCCAGTTGTAAAAGATTCAGCCAAGAGAAGTTCTCCAGAGCCAGTATCCAGCAAAAAATATCCATAAATTGTTTCAGGTCCAGAAGTGAATGTGAATGTTTGAGCCGCATATTCGGCTGTGCTTTCGCCACTGTTCGTGGCTACAGTCCAACTTCCTCCAGTAAGGGTAATAGCAGCATATCCAGCACTTGCTGGCTCATCGCCTGTGTATGTAGCTGCTACGTCTGATTCAGCAGGTGTTATATCTGCGTTGAATAGGCGTAAAGAGATGTCATTGACCGTAATTTTGGTCAACATTCTTGTTTCGCCTTCATTTGGTACTGAAAATGCCATAATTTCTCCTTTTTATATTTATGTTTTACTATCTAAATTTTATGACTATAAGAAATTCCGATGGGTCCAAGTACAAATTGCGTGGGCCAAATCCTATCGTAGCTAAGCAAAATAACTGGAAATCAGATAGTGATTTCCAAATCCACAACATGAATTGGGACTCTATAAATCTTCCAGATTTATCTCAGGTCACACACTTTAATAGTGATTTTGAAATTAAAGAGGAAACATTTAAGGAGCCAGTAGCGGTTGTGGAGGTGGAACAGCCGCCAGAAACACCTAAGATTGTTGAAGAAAAGCCAAAAGAGAAGCCAAAAGAGAAACCTAAAAAAACTTTAAAAAACTCTGTTGACATTTGGTGTCTCCCAGCAAAAAAAAGACATTACCCAGATGAACCAGATCCAAACAAAAGATTTACAATAGAATATTTTGACAAAGTTATGATCGAGGGAGTGATTGTTCACAATGACGCTTATCATTTGACGTTTTGGACAAATGTTGATATTTCTCAGAGTGGATCTATAATTTATCCATTTAGAAATTCTGAGGGACGACCAGTTGATTTATATAGTTGGTGGAAGGTTGATGAAATTATAGGAGCAGACAAAGATAAAAGATTGGAGAAATCTGGTGGGTGGCTGTTTGTGTGTGTTCCGTCTGAGTACACGCCTCACTTTGATGATTGATCTGATTTTATCAAACTTCTAATTCCAAGTCTTTCTAGCTCTTTCCTATGATCTTCTACGCATTTTGCGTAAGCGGATTGATATACGTCTCCAATTAGATTTGCCAATTTTTGAATATCATCATCAGTCACCAGCGATGGCATTATGCGATCAAGGACTTCTTCGTGTTCAGATATTTTATGACCTACAATTTGTGATAAGTGCTTTTTCAATGTTGTAGATTTTTGGTTAGTAAAAAAATTAGGATCGAACATTTTTCTTCCTCTTCTTTTTCTCTTTCTTATCTTCTTTTGTTCCTATTGGCCATCCTTCGACAGAACTGTTTCCAAGCTCGCCAGGAACTCCCTGTATATTAAAGTCTCGTCTTTTTGGAACTTTTGGGTTTACTCCCATAACAACTCCAGTAGACCCAGCGACCTCATCAAATCTGGAAAAGTGATCTAAGGCAGTTTTTACCCTATCAGCAATTGTTTTAGAGATCTCTCCGCTTTTCACAAATCCATACAATTGATCTAGGTATTCATGTCTTGACTTAAGATCATGCGCAACCTTCATGAAGGTTGAAGGGTCTAACATTTTTTTGATGTAATCGTGATGTTGCTTGCTTTGAGATGCTTGAGGTTGAGATTGTTGAGGTTGAGATCTTGTTGGCATTCCAATAGCCACTCTAGCTCTATCAACAGCACCGATTAAACGATTTAAAGAAGTTCCCATTGCTCGTTTTTCATTTGCGTCATCAGATATTTCTGACATGTTATTGACATAATGCATCATTTGATCATACAAATTATCATCTTTGGCTAGATCTTGTAATTTAATTAAGTGACCACTAACTTCAACTTCTCCTTTTTCAATTAAATCATCTATGATTTGTATGCCTTTATTTTCGTCGCTTGTAGCAGGAGTCTTGCCTGCCCAATCTTCTTGTGGTTTGAAATGATTTCTAACATCTTTAGGAAGTTTTGAGTGAGGTATTCCAAGTCTGTCAAGTTCTTTTGGAAGTTCTCCTAAAGCAGAAGACAAAGCGGCGTCACGGTTTATGTGCATGTTTTCTTGTCCCATTCCTTGCTGGGAATGCCAAGTTGCTTGTAGCATTACGTATTTCTTCAACAGTTTTTCCAAAACTGTTGAAATAGCATCTCTTCTTGAAGCGATTCTCATTTCAATGTTTTTTGCTCGCTCTGCATCGGATTCCTTTTCTTTTGCTTCGTTTTCTAAATCCTGCATTTCACTTCGCATATATCTCATCGAGCTTCCTATCCAGCCCTTTCCAGCCTCAGATCCTTTAGTTAGGTTAACCCACCTTCTTGATCCCTTGCCAGTAACCAAAGGAGCGACTTGCCCTTTTTTAGGAGATCCGCCCTCTGCTGCCCACTTCTCTCTTTGTCTTCTAGTTCCTCCAACTAAACTTACATTTGTTTGTGAAACTTCTTTTGCATAATTATATGCTCGCGTTATTCTGTTCTGCGAATTTTTCTCTATGTCAATTTTTTCAACATCATCTTCGCCATATTCAAATGGACCTAAATGTGGATCTCCCAAATTCTTTAACAGAAGTTGCTTTGCTCCTTCAATTAAATCATCTTCCATAAGAGACATGATAATTCCTTCTGTTTCAAATCGTATAGAAGAAATAAATCCTTCAACGCCTTTTTTTGCCTCAGAAGTTAAATGCGATTCAAATGTTTTTCCATTGGATCTTTTTTTCAAAAATTCATCTAAATCGTCATGACTGTTAAACATTGGGTTTTCGCCTTTATTGGCATTTGTTGGAGTCCATCCACCAATGACATAATATCTTTTGTGAGAAACGGCCTTATGTCGGGCTATTACGTGATTTGGTCCAAATTGGCTAGATTTG